TAGAAACTTAATTATTCCAACATATCCAAACGGTGCTAAAGTTAATAATTTTGTATATACTGAATTAAACAGTAAAGACAATGACGATTTAACTAAATTACAAAATAGAAGAGATTTAGCATACGCTGTTCAAAAAGAAACACAAGATCAAGTATTAAATTTAATTATTAAAGCATCAGAAATGACCGGAAATAAAAATATTGTACTTAGTGGTGGGTACGGTCTTAACTGTGTTGCAAATTATTTTTATTTAACAAAACTAAACGAGTTAGGAATAAATTTATACGTTGAACCTATATCAAACGATGCAGGAACTGCTATTGGAGCTGCACTTATGATTTACAAAGATATAGTAAAAGATAATACAGTATCTAATATAGATCATAATTTATATCTCGGTCCTATTCATAGTTATACAAACAAAGATATCGATGATATTGCAGGAAAGTATAATGCAACAGTTTCTGATGCTACACATAGCGATGTTATTAAATTAATGACTAGTAAAAATATTGTTGCTAATTTTCAAGGACGTTCAGAAAATGGACCACGTGCGTTAGGCAATAGAAGTTTAATGTTTGATCCTACATTTAAAGATGGTAAAGATTTTGTTAATATGATTAAGCGCCGCGAATACTTTCGGCCGTTTGCAGGGTCTATCCTAGAAGAGGATGCCCACGAATGGTTTGACTTACGTGGCATGGAAAGCTCGCCTACAATGATGTATGCTGTAAATTGTCAGCCGGGTATTGAAGAGAAGATACCTGCTATTATTCACGTTGACGGTACTTGTAGAATTCAAACAGTGAACAGAGAACAAAATCCTCACTATTATGATATTATTAAAGCATTTAAAGAAGAAACAGGATGTCCAATTATCTTTAATACATCGTTTAACTTAGGCGGTGAGCCATTAGTTGAAACACTCGACGATGCAATATGGACGTTACAACAAAGTGATATTGAATACTTGTACTTGCCAGAATATAATAAATTACTAACCATACGTAACTAATATAAAGGATACACCCATTGTCAGAAGAACTTACATTACAATTTTCAGAACTGCCAAATATTGGAGTATTGTCAACACAGCTTCCCCAAGAAATGTTAAGTATTTTAGTTGACGAAGTTGAAAAGATTATATCGACTAATTTTAATTCACACGCTGCATACAATCAAAACTTATTAGGACATATGCAACATGAATATGATTTAGAAAATTGTATTAATATTGTTGAACCCTTTGTATTATATCTAGCTAATGCATATAATGAACAATATAATTGGTTTGATAATAGTGACGAAAATTACGAAAATGATCGTACAAAACAATTAAAATTAACAGATTTATGGGCAAATATACAAAAAAAGCACGAATTTAATCCGCCACACGAACACACTGGCATTATGAGTTTTGTTATATGGATTAAGATTCCGTACGACCTTGCAGACGAAGAATCGTATTTCCCTCCAGTAAGTGGTAACGCAAATAGAACATCAAAATTTTCATTTCATTACTCTAATTTAATTGGACAACACCAACACTATATGGTTAATGTTGATAAAGATCATGAAGGAACTATTGTTATGTTTCCTTCAAAATTAAACCATAGTGTTAATCCGTTTTATACTTCTGACGACTATAGGATATCGATATCCGGAAATATTAGGTTAACATCATGACAAAACATTTTAATAAACTTTTACCTGACTGGTTACATCAAAAAGTATTAGATCAAGTAGAATCTTCATCGATTGATTGGCATTTTCCAGGTAATGGTATAGATTTAAATCTTAGTTGTTTTATGCGAAAAGTATATGATGCTGAACAAAACTATTTAAATTACAATAATCTAGATAGTCTTAATTTTGCATTAGAATGTTGGATTAATGAAAATCAGTGGTTTAATTTTAAAAGTTTAAATCGATGTATTGTAAACTTCTACACTCCAAACATGACTATGGGATGGCATACTGATCACAGCAATCCAAACTTCTACACATTAATTTATTATGTCAACGACAGCGACGGTGGTACACAAGTAGAAGATAATATATATGATCATAAAGAAAATAGCGGCATACTACTTAATTCTAATGTAAATCACATCAATATCGAATCACAATCTCCTAGACGCATAAGTATAGCATGGATTTTAGAAGGATATCCTAATGAAAGTATATGATAATTTTTTACCAATTTGGTTGCATAACACAGTAAAACATCAACTTGAAGATCCAGCTGTGAGTTGGTATTTTCCTAGTACAAATGATGAAGATTTGTCCAAGGCTTCATTTTGTAAATACCATTATAATCATCTTGCACAATACGAAAACTGGGACGAAGCTAATAGCTTAATATATGTATTAGATAATTGGCTAGATAGAAATAAAGAATGGTTTGAATATGAACGACTACAAAGATGTATGACAAATCTTTATGCAAAAGGCCAGTGTCCTAGTATGCACACAGACATCGAAGAAGACGGATACTATAGTTTACTTTATTATGTCAACGACAGCGACGGTGGTACACAAGTAGAAGATAATATATATGATCATAAAGAAAATAAAATATTGTTTTTTAAAAGTAATATACTACATGGAAGTGTTCCGACAATAACCAGCCCAAGACGAATAACAGTAAATTGGGTGTTAAAAGGAAAGATAAAAAAGCCTGCTTAAAGCAGGCTTTTTCTATTCGGATTCTTGCTCTGCTTGAGCATCTCCTATATCTCTAAAGTCGCCAAAATCAGTTGGCGGTTCAGGGACATCTAACCACTTAGGAGATTCTATTGGTGTAAGTGGACCAGGAGCTTCAGGCCATTCAATATCTTCAGGTCCTGTTAAATTGTCCCAATCAAGAACATCTGTTATGTTCCTTAGACCTGCTCTATAAGTTGCCCAAGCTGCAACTTCTTCAGTAGTTAATGGTGCATCTGCTAATTGTGTCCAGTCAGACATTAAAAATTTAAATTGTCGAGGACCGTCGACCCAACGTTTATATTTTTCTGCTTTTGATATTGTATAAACAATCCAACGTTGTTCTATTGTACCATCTTCATTTTTTTCAATTTCACCTTCATAATATTCTTGATGCTGTCCAATTGTACTAGGGTCAGGTTGATTTGCATACAAAACTTCTGCAAATCCTGCTTCTGCTAATAGCTCATCCGTAATTTCTTTAGTGTCTAGTATATACACCATATTTTCGTGTGTAATAAGCGACTCTAACGGTTCACCATTTTCATCTATTTTTATAAAAAATGCCATTGTTGTAATTTTCCTATTTAATGTTTATTGATCGCCGGTATTAGTACTAGGGTATGCTCTTCCGCTGCCCCACATGATTCTAACAGCACCTGGTCCTCCCCAGCCGCCGCCATGCGATGTGCCGCCTCCGCCGCCACCGCCGCCGAAGCAGCCGCCGCATGCGTGTCCATTACCTCGACCATTTGACCACGGTTCGCCAGGTTTACCACATGTGCCGCCTGAGCCGCCTCGGCCGCCTGATCCAGTTTGGTGCGAGTAACCGCCGTTGCCACAGGTTCCGTTATTGCCTTGACCATTTATACCGGTGCCGCCGCCGCCGCCACTGCCGTATGTAGAACTGTGAACTGCTGTTGCGTTGCCACCGCCTCCATGACATCCAGTGTAACCTGAATTTGAATAGCGACACTGATTGCCAGCATAGCCGCCTCCAGCGCCGCCGCCGCCAGCTGTATTTGGATATGCAGGAGTTCCGCTTGCGCCTCCTGCAGACCCTGTGTAGCCGCTGCCGCTAATCGAACAACAACCTGGGCAACATCCGCAACGTCCGCCATTTGCTTGCATTACGCCCGGAAAACAGCTACAGCCGCCACCCGACTGACTCCAACATCCGCCGCGGCCTGCTTTAATTGTATAACTCTGTCCAGGTGTAACTGGAATTCCGTTAGCCCATGTAAGTGCGCCACCAGCGCCTCCACATACTGCCCAGCCGTAATAGCCGCCGCCGCCAGCTCCGATAGCAGCAACACTAACAGTTGATACACCAGCTGGAGCAACCCATGTGTATGTACTTTCTCCGCCACTATTATTAGTAGTACCGTAATAGAGTTGTTGTCCTACTGGAGGATTAATAGTTGTACTCCAAGTAAATGCTCTACTAATAGTAAATCCGTTTGCTGTAGCATTTATAGTGAAGTTATATGTATAACTACCTACAGCATCAGTTGACGAACCACTAATAACACCGTTTGATGAATTTAATGTTGTACCACCTGGAAAGCTTCCAGATGCTAATGAATAAGTAATAGATCCCGAACCTACTGTTGCTGTTACTGTTTTACTAAGAGTAGAACCTGCGCTAACAGTTGATGAACCAAGATTAGAGCCAGTAGACCAAACTGGAACTGCGTTTGTTAATGATACGCCTAGTGTCATGTTAAAACGTTTGATAACAGTACCTTGTTGAGCTTCAATTTTTATGGGATACGAAGACTGTGTTGCACCACTTAACGAACCACTAATAACACCACTACTAGATAAACTCAAACTCAATGGAAGTGCTTCAGTTGCTATAAACGTAACCGGATCTGGAAGTGACGTAGTAACATAACCATCGGCAATCAAATCAATATTTAGTGTTGAATTTTTATTGTATGTACCTATATTTTCAGCACCTTGTATTGCTGTCGAACCCCAATACAGTCCACCAGATACACCACTCGATGTTAAAACAGCGCCTTCTGATCCTGTTTTATCAGGCATATTTTCCCACTGTGTGTAAAAATTTGTACCATCGGATTGTACTGCTACAGTAAATCCATCTTCAATAACATGACTACTTGTTAAGTTTCCACCTGGGCCATCAAACACTCCGCTTGGTGTTTGTAGTGTAATATCTCCACCTGAGTTATTCCAGTAATATGTGTTTACTCCAGCATACGGTGAAGGATTTGGTAAGTTTACAGTATACGGTCCAGAACCAGCTAATTGTACTACTTGTCCGGCCTGTATAAATGTTTCTGTATGAGCACCAGTTATTTTTCTTGATGCAGGCAAGCCGCCTGTACTATTATTTAACCTTCTTCCCATTAGTTATCTCCTAAATACTTATTGTTATTTATCATTGTTAAACTGCGCTTGTTTCAATGCCCATTGCTAATGCATTTACACTAGATGCACTAGATCTAACAACTAACAATTTATTAGCTTGCATAGCAATTCCAGTTCTTTCAAGAACATTGTTAGGCAAAATTGTTGCCTCATATTCTAAATACTCAGAATTGTTTGGTGTGCCAGTATCACATACTGCTAGTCTTACTTGTATAGCAGATGTTCCTCTATTTACAACGCTAACTGTTGCGATTGTAAATGTGTCTGCTGGACATGTATATAATGTTGTGTTTGCTCCTGCTGATAAATCAGCATTGCCTAGTATTCCTGTTGCCATTTTATGTGTTCTCCGTTATGATAAGAAATAATTCCATGCTTGCGGATATCCATTAATACCCACGTTAAAGTTCATTGGTGCAGTTACATCAATTGTTACGCCTGTAGGAGTAGTAATTTCTGTGCCTATTATTTTGACTTGACCAGCAGTAATACTATTTACATTAAGTGTTGCTGCACCGCCACCAATCTGAGATGTAATATAAGTTTTAATTGCTCGCTGAGTCGGAAGTATATTATCCGAATCTGAAGCAAACGTTCCGTCTGCTGAGAATTCAGTAATTAATGCACTAGTGCCGCCAAGTGATACTGATCCTAATTGTAATTCTTGCAATCCGCTAATGTTAAATGCATCAGCATCTAGTGTTGCAATACCTGTTGATTGTTCTACACTAAACAATTCGCCAACTCTAAAGTTACCATCTTGGTCTGTACTTGTGTAAAATACTCTGCCGCCGCCTCTTTCGTAAGTTTCCTTAGTAGCGTCTGGATTAATTAATGGAATGCCTGGATAATTAGTATTTGCAAAATTTCCTGTACCAATATCTAAGAAGTCATGTCCTGTTAGACGACATTGGCTATAACGATATCTTATTGTTATACCCTCAGCATGCTCCGGCGCATCCGTAACACCAATTTCTGGACTTACTTGTAATAATGCACTATATGGTCCAGTTCCTAATAAGTTTCTTACAGTAACTAGTTTATAATAAACATTAGATATGCCTGCAATTTCTACATTAGATCCTGCAAGAGGAACCGAAGTAAGTCCTTCTACTTGAATATACGATCCAACTTGATATTGGTCTGCATAACCATCACCTGTTGGCACAGCACTAGCAAGAGAGTAGCCTGTTCCTCTATCAGTCCAGGTTGGTTGTCCTAGAACTCCGTCTCCATATCTAACTAATGTAGGAGCTTCAACAGTATTACTAGGATCTGTAATAGTTAATGTAGGTAAACTAGTATATCCCGAACCCGGATCAGTTATTCTAATTTCTACAATTTTTCCATCTTCAACTCTTGCTCTAGCCTTTGCAGTATCTGCATATAGGCCGCTTGGGGGTGAACTAAATGTAAGTCTTGGTTCAATTAAGTAAGAAGTACTATCGTCTAACGATGAAGATATTGCAGCGCCAGTTAAATGATCCCAGCCTGCTGTATCATCGCTCATCTTTTTAATTGTAGCAATTTTAGTTCCTGAATTATACGTGTCGATATAACCGTATTGTCCAGCGCCTAAGCCAGTAAGGATATAAATTGCCATTCCAACAAATGCAGCACTTGTATTAGTATCTGTGTTTGATAATGTTATTTGAGTAGATGTTCCTACTTGTGCATAATTACTTGCAGTAACGTAATCAGCGCCGCCTTGGTTGTCTGATGGATCAGTTAATCTAACTTGATAAACAGCGCCATTTTTAACTGTTGGTGAATTAATCACTGCACCTACTCCATCGCCGGAAACTACAAATTCTGTAGCATCACCGACTGTACTAACTTGGAATGTTAAATTTGGTGCACCGCCGCCGCCTAAATCCGAGTCTTGAATAGTAATAGTGTCTCCTGGAGAATGTCCACTGCCGCCTTTTACAACTTTTAACGTATTAACAAGTCCACCATCTTCGATTGTTATATCAAATTCTTGGTCAATTCCGCTTCCGTTAGATGTACCTACTAATCCGTTATAAGATCCTACAGTCCGAGATGCATCTGCTGCACCTATCGATCCTACTGTTTTAATTGCAGTAGTTGATGTAGTATAACCAACTCCTGCATTTAGATATTCAAACTGTAAAATTTCATTTCCGTCTGTAAAGATACTTTGTACTACAGCATCTGTAGAATAGTTGTCTACAGATCCAGTAATTGGAGTTTCTGTTGAATCAACTCCTTCAGATACTGTTCCAAATGCACCATATGAAGAGTTACCGTTAGTAGCACGGATTTTACCGCCGTTTTCTGCTAAGTAACCAATATGTCCATAATATGAGAACACACTAACAAGTTCTGTTCTAGCCAAGTTAGTACACCATACTCCAATGCCGTCACTTAGTACTTGTGTAAAATCGTTAGCAACAATAGAGTCGTTGCCGCCTGCGTGTAAATCGCCATCAATTTTACAACCAACGCATCCTGTACCAAATGTTGTTACGTTTTGCACATAAGGTGATTTTGTACTAATCCACACACGATCGTCATTTGGTCCCCAACCTGGATCAAGACTTACATACGAACCTGCTGTTGGGCGCTTGGTTCCGTAAGCATTGTCTGCACCTAGTGTTCCATTTAATCCACTTACTGTGCAATTTCTTAAACCAGTTCCGTTTCTTGCATAGAACATATCTTCTAAAGTAGATCCGTTAACCGCATTAACATAATATCGGGCAGCTAATATTGCTTTATAATTGCCTGTATAATTTAAATCGTATTGTACTGCATCAATATAACGATCAATGTCTCTACGACACGAAGCTTCGTCATATACATATGCCGGATATGTAGCAGTAATAAATGCAATTACTTCATCTTTAATAAATTCTCTGTTAGCTTCAAGTACTTCAATGGCATACGTGTATTCTGTTGTAGCTACTGGAGTATTTGTTCCAACAATAGCAGGCTCTGAGCCCACTGCATTGATTTTAAAATCAATATATTCTTTAATATCAGTAACTATTCCTGCTGCTGCTGTTCCTGCCGCTGAAGAGCCTGCAGGTCTAGTAGTTACTTGTGTTTCTGATGTATTTTTTGTCCATCCAGCTGTATTATTTTCAACAATATTATCAATAAACGATGCTAAGTGTGTTATTGCTGCTAAACTATATGTAACATCGCCGGAGTCAACAAAAGATCCTCCTGCAACAATTTTTGTTGATCTTAGTTCGTCGCCTACTACTGCTGTATTCTTTGGAATAATAATAGGTAGAATTTCATTAAATTGTCCTGTTTTAACATTAATAGTACTGTTAACTTGTATTTCTGCAGGAATATCTGTTGGTACAGCAGCTGTCAATGCATTAGATGTAATTTGTACTAATGCAGCAGCCGAAGCCCTAGCATCTGCTTCTTCAATATAACCTGCATTTTTATATTGTGTTATTGGCGATCCTACAGCATTTTCTGTTTGATAGTTTGTTGCTGGATCTAATTGTTGTAACACAGAATTCATTACTGTTACAGTATATACTAACGCTGCTGCTGTTTCGCCATCCTCGTCAGCAATTGCAGCAATTAATGCATTACCATCAAAATATGTTAATGCTGCTGCTCTACTTTTTTCGTTTCCGCCGTGAGTAAGGTCATAAATTACAGCATCTACAATTAACCCAACGTCCCTACGACAGGTTTCTTTAGTATATGTAAATGCACTTGTAAATGGCGCAATTTCATTTGCAATTTGATAGTCTACCCATTCAACTGTTTCTGCTTGGATAAAACTTTTATTTAAAGTTAACAGATGAGCTGCATTAGGTCTTAACGGACCTTTTTCAATTTGCTCTGCTGCATAACGAATTGTTTTAAATGGTTGATCAATTGTTCCACCGTAAGTTGGTGCTGGACTATCGACTCCGTTTACTGGTTCAACATAAAAAATATGATTAATACTACCTAAAAATGACCATTCAGGTGCATTGCCTACTGAATTGACTTTTAATACTTGACCTGCCTGTCCGATAGGAAGTCTTGCTGGACCTGAGCCGCCATAATATACTAAGTCGCCTGCTGTTGTAATAACCGATACTTCTGGTCCTCCTGACATAGTATTCCAGTAATCACCGTTTGTATCTTGGTCTGGTCTGTTTAGTGCTGCTATTTCATCTGATGTATGTCCTTGTACACAGACATAACTATTAACACCTGTACTAACAACATCGCCTAGCTCATATATTGTTGAGTCGGTCCATGCGTCTTTCCAAAAGAAACCACTGTTTAACTTTTCCCAGTATAGTAAATTTGGAGGAGTATTATTAAAGTTGTCTGCAATACATATATAAGTAAATCCATTAAGTCTAACTACGTCACCTACTTCGTATGCATAATCACTACTATCTTCAGCCCAATCACCTAAAAATTTAAATCCAGTATTAAATAATTCCCAATCATCAGGGTTTACTGTAGGTTTGGCCTGTCTATGTATTGTTTTAGAAACATAAGTATATCCACCGTATGATACTATATCGCCAGGTTGATATCTTGTATCATTATTCCAGCTATCTTCAAATTCTAATCCGGGAACAAAAATAGACCAGTTACTTTCGTCTGTTTCAAATTCTAATGTACTAGTATGCGGTGATGTGCAAATCCAAAGGTCCCCGCCCCATTTTACAATGTCATTAATTTTATAACGAGTAGGAGTATAAGTCCAGTCGCCTAAATAAACAATACCTTTGTGTAAGTATTCCCAGTCTGGCTGATTAGCTTCTAAACCGCTTGTAATTGTTGCTGCTGAAGTATGTCCATTAATATTAACATATAACTGGCCGCCATATCTTACAACGTCATTTGCTTTATATCGTGTATTTACTGTCCATTCATCTTTCCAATCAAAACCTGAGGAAAATAAATTCCATTTTGCAATATCAATTTCGAGACCGATTGCAGCATCACTATTACTAGTATGGGCTTCTGTACACAAGTACACTAATGCTCCGTACTTTACTAGATCATTTATTTTATATCTAGTAGATACTTGCCAATCTGCTTGGTAGTCAAAACCTTCTGCAAATAAATCCCAAAGTAGTTGATCAGCTTCTAGTCCAGCAGATGATGTTACAGCCGATGTATGTTCTGTGTTTGCAATATAAAGATATCCGCCATATTTTACAATGTCATTATCATAATATAACGTACTAGTTGTCCAGTCTCCGCGCCATTTTTGGCCGTCAGTCATTTTGTTCCATTTATCAGCATCTTGTAAAAACTGAGGAGAACTAGTATGTCCTGCTGTGCAAACATACGTAATGCCGCCAGCACGAACAATATCATCTTTGTAATATACAGTGTTGGTAGCCCAGTCGTCCTTAAAAACAAATCTAATTCTACCTAGTTTAAATTCAGCCATGTTGCAGTTCCTTTAATATATTTATCATATTCTTTATTTAAACATTGCACGAGCTAACATAGAGCCTGCAATACCCTTCTTAAAGTTTATTGTTCTGTTTACTTGAATAGTACTTCCACCTGTTGTACTAAATGTATTACCGGTAACTTGTACTTCACCAGCAATTAATGTATTTGTCGAAACATTTGATGTTCCGCCGCCCAGCCTACTTTCAATATAAATTTTAACTGCACGTTGCGTTGGAATAATGTTATTAGAGTTAGCAATAAAGGCGCCATCTTTAGAAAATTCTCTAACAACAACTGCTGTTCCGCCTACTTGAATCCCGCCCAATGTTAATTCCGTTAGACCATTAAGTTCGAAATAACTAGCATTAATACTTACAATACCTGTTCTTTGTTGCACTTCAAATAGCTCGCCGACTCTAAAGTTACCATCTTGGTCTGTACTTGTGTAGAATACTCTGCCACCACCTGCTTCAACAACTTCGTTTGCAGGTTTAGGATCATTAACTCCTTGATATCCAATTACATATAAACCAGGATAATTTGTTTCTAATGCATTACCTGTGCCAATATCTAAGAAATCATGACCTGTTAATCTTACTTGACTATATCGTTGTCTAATAATCATACTAGTTGAATGATCAGGAGATTCTGCTCTATCAATAGTTGGTGAAACTGTTAATGTTGCTGCATAATTTCCTAATGACCCTGTTGGAGTAGTAAATGACACAACTCTATATGTTACATCATCAATGCCGTCGATAACTAAGTTATCTCCTGGTCCAGGAATTCTACTCATATTAGATACAATAAGGTCGCCGCCGATTTGGTAAGAATCTGCTAATCCGTTTCCAGTTATAGAAATTTTAGCAGATGCATATTCTGTTCCTCTGTTAGTAAATCTAGGTTGCGGTAATACCCCAGAATTAGTTCTTGGCGTAAATGTAGCATCTACTGTATTATTAGGATCAACTAAAGCAATTCCCATACTATCATCGGTGTATCCGCTACCTGGCTCGTAGATATGAAACTCTTTTATTCTACTTGAATCGACTATTGCACGTATCAACGGCTTAGCTCCAGTAGTTAACACATCGATATTAGATTGCGATGATTGGTTTGCTAAGAATCTTGCTCCATTATCAGATTCTCCAGCAGCAAAAGTTGTATATCCGCCGGTTCTAAAAAGAGTTTTGATAGTACTATCTTCCATTTCAGATGACCATACGTATCCACTGTTCGACATACTAACAACATTTGTAGTTGATGTTATTGCTGCAAAAGTTCCTTGGCTATATTCAACCTTAGACCATGCACTATTTGTATCTTCATCAATTGATGAAGAATACCAAGTAACGCCATCGAAACTATACATTCTAACGTCACTGCCGTTTTGTACAGCAACAAATCTATTATTACCATACGCAATCGATGTCCAATTTCCGCTCGGTACAGTAACACTTGTCCAAGAAGTACCGTCAGTTGATGATGATGCTGTGCCGCCGCTTTTTATAGCAATAAACTTGCCTGAACCATATGCAATATCTGTATGCTGACTTGACGGTAATGCTCCGCCTGCTGTCCAAGTATCACCTTGATTGTCGGAATATGCAACGTTTGTGCCGCCGCTTGGACCGCCAGCAATTACTACTAATCGAGAACCATTATATGCTCCTGCTGTCCAATAATCAGTTGCTGGCATAGTTTCTGATGCCCACGAAGAGCCGTTACTGGTTCTTGCAATAGAATTAGTATTTTGCGTAGATTGTAAAAATATAGCACTGCTGTCTGCAGATGCTACACTAGTCCATGTTCCTGCTGGTATTGTTATAGAATTCCATGTTGTTCCGCCGTTAGTTGATAATCCGCCGGCTGTTCCGCCTGCTTGTGCGCCAACCCATGTATTACCACCTAACCAAGCAACTGCTCCGAATATAGTAGGAGTAATATTATTAGTTACATTAAATATAGGTTCGTCAACTGATACTCGTGTTTCGATTGAGTATCTAGTTGTAGCATCTAACACCGGTGCTAGTGGATATCCAGGATATAAATGGTCCCAGCCCTGTTTTCCATCTGATTCTCTAGACACAATAAGGTCTTTTGATACTGCATTATATCCAGTTATTACACCATACTGTCCTACACCAGTACCTTGTGTAATAATAATCCGCAGTCCTTCAAATGCAGCAATAGTATTATTATCAGCAACAGATATTCTAATTCCTAATTCGTCGCCTCCTTGAGCATAGTTAACTATTTGTCCGTAATTAATGCCGCCGGCTACACTTGAATCGCCTGGATCTGTTAGTCTTAATTCCGAAATGCCACCTTTTCTAAATTCATCGTACACTACTGTTGCATCTGCGCCAGGTCCTGAAACAGTTCCAGATGCTGTAGAGTATCCTAGTCCTGCATTACTGTAACCTAAAGTAATTAACTGATTACTATTTGTGAATACTTGAACTACATTTGCTGGTTTGCTTCGATTATTTACTACTGCTGTAATAGGAGTTTCTGTTGAATCAAATCCTTCAGCAACCGATCCATATGTACCATAAGAGTTATTGCCGTTAGTACCTCGAAGTTTGCCGCCGTCGGTTGACAAATAACCTATATGGCAGTAGTATGTAAATACAGAAACAAGTTCCGATAATGCATTGTTAGATGCCCAATAACCAATTCCGTCTGGAATAATTTGTGTAAAATCGTTTGCAACAATTGACTTAGTTCCGCCATTGTGTAAAGATCCGTCAATTCTCATTCCAACACACCCTGTACCAAACGTTGATACGTTTTGTACGTATGGAGATTTAGAAGTAATGTGTACACTAGCATCATCAGGGCCTGTGCCCGGATCCAGTGATACAAATGCTCCAGCAGATGGTCTTCTTGTTAGAAATTGATTTGGTGCTCCGAGTGTTCCACTTAATCCTTGCAGTGTACAATTTCTTAGTCCGCCGCCGTTTCTTACATAAAACATATTTGCTGTTTCGTGTCCGACTTGAGGAGTAACTATTGTACTTCTTAATTCATCACCTACTACTGCTACATCTGCTGGAATTGATATTGGTAGTATTTCTTCGTAAATTCCAGTTTTAACATATATAGTTGCCGGTGCTCTTGCAGCTTCGTCAGCTAATATATAATCACACGCATATTTAATTGTTCTAAAAGGTGCTGATATTGTTTTGCCACTTGAGTCGGAATCAGTGCCTTCTATTGATACATAATAAACTTTAGTAGCTAAGTCGTGATTTTCCCAAGATATTGCAGTTTCTAAATCGTTAACTTTTAGAACAGTGCCTTGAACTCCGACAGGCAAGTCAACAATATCTGTACCGTTGTGTGTTCTAAGATCGCCTCTATCTACTAAAACGTTATCAGCTGATCCACCAACTTTTATAACCCAGTTTGTTCCTGCGCCTGCTACATCGCTCTTAGGATTTTCGCCAGTGTGTTGCTGTAATGCACTATATGCAGTTCCTGCATACACTGCAATATCACCCGGAAAGTAAAGTCTTGTGACATTCCAATCTCCTATATATTGGTTACCTGTAATTAATACTTGCCAGTTAACTGTAGATGTAGGATATACTCCTGCTGCATGATCAGTTCTCGCAACGTAAACATATCCATTGTTTCTGACAACATCGCCTGTTTTATAATCAGAATCTACTGACCAATCACCTACAAATTTGTAAGAGGCTATTAATAATTCCCAATCGCCAGTATCTTGTAATATACCATTTACTGAAGGAACACTGCCGATATTATTTGTTAGTGCAGTATATATGTAGCCGCCATATTGTACAATATCACCTTTTTGGTATTGTACAAGAGTAGACCAACTTGCTTCATAACTTAGGCCTGGAAGCCATAATTCCCAGTTTGTTACTTGATCATCGTTTGCTAATTCATCATCTATAGATGTATGAGTTGTTATACATCTCCATAAAGAAGGACCGTATTTAACAATATCACCTACACGATAGTATGTAACATTAGCATAATCTTCTTTATATTCTAAACCCGAAATAACAACTTCCCATTTTGAAAGATTATCTTCTATGTTCAGTGTACTTGTATGGCCTTCAATACAACGATATACAGACCCATTATATCTTACAATATCATCTTTTACATATCTATTTAAATTTACAAGATCGCCCTTCCAAAAATCAGAAACTGTTACAAGTGTCCAAGAACTTTGATCGTCTTCAAGTCCAAGTACAGTAGTAGTTGTTGACTGATGTTTAGTATTACAAACATAAACATTACCATTGTATCTTACTACGTCACCAAGCTCGTAATATGTTAGTATTGTCCATTCGTTTAACCAGTTGTCTGTAGTAGCAAGTATAGCCCAGTAAATTGCGTCTCCAGTTAGTCCTGTTTGTATAACTGCGTTAGAAGTGTGCGGAAAAATACATTTATATATGTATCCATTCCATTTTACAATATCATGCTCGTCGTAATATGTATTAATTTGCCAAGGGCCGTCCCATACACTTCCGGTTTGCATAATTTCCCATTTTGGAACTATATCAAGTTTATCAAGATAAAAATCAGCATTAGAGGTATGCCCAACAAGACAAACATAAACTGTGCCTTGATAATATACTACATCGTCTTTGGTATATTGTGTTTCTGTGGCCCAAATATTTTGCCATCTAAATCTAATTCTGTCTAATTTAAAATTTGCCATTTTTATTAACTTCCGTAATTATTGCCTGCAGATGAATCATTATCATCATACGTATATTTGTGATTAATTCTAGCAACTAGCTCGCCTTCATCATTAACATAGTACCATATATTTTTTGTATCCCATCGATATTGTTCATAATTTAAATTATCGTAAACTAAATTATGATTAACATCTCTTCCTTCAGTAAAATCTTGTCCTTCAACAAAATCAGGATAGTTCTGTGTTGTGTCACCCGGGTTGTTAATTGTTAAACTATCGGTTTTTGACATTTGGTCTACTTTACCAAGAAATAATTCTCCGTGATCTGTTCTACGTAATCCGTAAAAATATCGATCTTTAAGTGTAGACATCATGTCTTCAATACTTGTACCTGTGTAACTACTCATAACCTTTTCCCTTATACAATATCTACATAACTAATTACTGCATCAATTGAATCATCTTCATCTGACGAAATATATAACTGATTAGACGGTGAAAGTATTATTTTTTCGCCGCCGCTAAGTGCCTTTAAACTACCATGTGGTGGAATCATAACATCTTTAATAAAATAACCATGTACACTATCAGAGTCTTTTATTGTGACACTTGCATACACTACTGATTCTGTTAAATTTGATAACTGTAGTCCAATAATAGTAGAGCGTGTACCTGCACCAGTTTCGATTGCAAGTACTGGCAATTCTCCTATGTCTTTTAATATTTTATTTTCAAATGTTGTTGCCATGTTTTATCCTAAAACTAATATATATTCTAATACTAAATTTTCAGCTGCGTTATAAGTAATAGCACCTGATGATCCAGCAACTGAAACCCAAGATGTACCATTAAATATTTCTAAGTATTGCTGGTTAGTATTAAATCTTGTCATTCCTACTTCTCTGTATGGTGGAATAGGCCTCTCAAGATCCGTTCCACTTGGTACTATAAACGCTCCTGTTCCTTCAATCTTTACATATCCTGTTCCGGAATTTCTAAAATAAGTTGTTCCATTATTTTGAGTATTAGTTATCGAATTACCTTTAAAAGATAAATTATCAATAGCAACACTGCCTATTCCATTACCAGTAAGATTTAAATCAGTATTGGGTGTTATAGTACTTATTAAATTTCCGTCAATACCGATATCATCAACTTCTATTCTATCTGATCTCAATCTATTAGAATCTATATCTGCTACCAATGAGCCATCTGCATAGAATCTAATAGTATTATCGTTAGCACCCGGAGTTAATTCTGATGTAATGTATGTGTTTAAATCTAAATCATACACACCGTTTAATGCGATCCAGTTTCCGTCATATCCTTCAAATAGATTATTATCGGTATTATATCTTATCATACCGTTAACAGGCGAAGCTGGACGCTCTGCTGTTGTGCCTGTAGGTAAATTCAGTGCGCCGGTTGACTGGACACGTAAGGTTCCGCTATCTGCATTAAGTATTATGTCGCCACTTAAACTTTCAATAGTATTTCCGCTAATGCGTAAATTTCCAGTGTCAATTTTTTCACCGGTAATAGTTGTTTGACTACCACCTGTATTAATTGTTACTCCGTCTTGTGTAGTAATATTAACTGCACTTGAACTAAACGACACAGTGCCATCTTCTTGACTTACATGAAATAAGTCACCGACTCTAAAGTCACCTTTGTGATCAACACTATTATATCTTACTTGAGCATTGTTAGTTTCTACTACTTCATTTGCTTGTATAATAGTCAACGGATCATTAGTTGTAGATTTTCCATTACCTATATATGCCATATTATGGCTAACTGCATACATAATAACGCCCGGACCGTCTCCGACTAATCCATAATTGCCGTACACACTTGCACTACCTATTAATCTTATTTCTGCACCAAAATCTGTTTGATCTGCTAATGTAACATATGTAGCTGTAGCGCCATTACTAAAACGTAAATCTTGCGCATTAACAATATCGTCAATAATGTTCGTAGACCCGTCAGATATATTATTAAAGTGTAATAATAATTTAGTATCTGTGTCGCCTGTAAATTGAGATGTTATCGGTGTAAAGGCTACTGTATATCTTGCTAATCCTTTCGTAACTCTAAACTCATCTACATATCCGTCTAATTTATTTGCAGCGTCCCATCTTGCGCCGATTATTAAAGGTTTTGCAATTCCGTAATCCACTGGCGATACTGTCCAAGTGCCTTCTAATGTGCCGTCTAAAAATAGTCTTGTGTTGCTTCCGTCACGACTAACTGCAATATGATACCATTGTCCTGTTGTTAGTGTTGTACCTGTGATTCTATCTGCACTGTAAGAATAAAAACGTAATTCGCCGCCGGCATCAATATAAACTAGTGGTGCAACATCTGATCCTGCACCTGCTCTAAAATCAAATAAATTTGTTGTAGCAGCTACGCTATTAAAATAAAACCATCCTTCTACAGTATAATTTCCTGTTCCAAATCCAAAATCATTGTTACTACCTACACCAATATAATCAGTAGTACCATTAAGTTCTAAACTACTAGTTCCAAACTTTTTAATCGTAGTATCTGTTGTTGGTGTTCCGTATTTGTTTACAACCTTGCCCCCTCGGGCAGTAGCAGTTACTAATCCTGTTAAATTTCCGTTTACATAAAACTTGTTGTCGGCGTCAACACTATCAATAGTGCCCGTTGCAATAACTGTAGTACCGTCCGTATCGTAATATGTAAATGTATTTCCAGCAGTAATCGATCCGCCGGTTAATCCATCTACCCTTACTGCTGTTTTACCTGTACCTTTTAAGCCAGTAGTTCCGTCAAATGCATATATCGACCTATTAGCAAAGTATGTAAATGAGTTTAACCACTCAACTCTAGCTCCGTTAGTTACTGTAATAGAATCTACACCCGGAGTAATAAAAGTAGCTGCGTGGAAAAGCATTGAAGCTTCATTGCTGTTAGAAATTGCAGTTGCTCCGTCAATGTATGCGCCTTTGCCAGCATCACCTTGGTTAAAACCTCGAGGGTCACTAGAGCTTGTAACACTTCCTTGTGTAATAACACTTACATTTTTAATATAAGGAGATCGATTAGTTGTTCCTGATACTGTAAAACCCGGAGCAAACTTAAATGCATATCCTGTATTATCGATACTATTATAATAAAATTGTCTAACAGTTAGTTCTTCAATTGTTGTGCTGCCGGTTAACAAAAATGCATCATTATTTTGTGTCGCAACTGTTGGTTCTATGTTTACACTTCTTAAATTATGTCCTTTAACTGTAACTCCTGCTGGCACAGTTATTGGAAAAATTTCTTCATATACGCCCGGATAAATGTGAACTGTATCACCTTCTGATGCATTTTCTACTGCATGTTTGATTGTAAGAAACGGATCGTTTGGATGTGTTCCAGAATGCGTGTCGTCGCCGTTTTCTGCAACATAGAATAAATTTCCTTGGCGTAGATTTAGATCAACTCCGTCAACTATTAACGAAGCTGCATTGATAGTATCTACAGTAAGATTGTTTACCCAAACATCATTCCATCTCTGAGTTGATGATCCTAAAGCAAATGTGTCAGTAGTGTTAGGAATAATATCAGAATTTATATCTGCATTAAATTCTACATTATCTGTATCAGCATCACCTAATGTAATATTACCGTCTGAAGTGATATTTCCTGTTGCTACAATATCACCGTATACATTTGTATCTGAAAATATTTCTACTGTGCCGGTTGCATTAGGACGGAACTCTAAATTAGTATTTGACGAATTAGTACTAATAACATTATTTTCTATATCAATACTATCAACAGTTAGTTTATTTTGGTATACAACAGAATCGTTAGTTCCTAAAGTTAATACAGGGTTAGTTGTACTAACTGTTGAACCTGTTATTGTAACATCTGCAATAGTTGCTGTGTTTGTTACATTAAGAAATGTAGATTTAGTTGTGCCGTTTACGTCTAGGTCGTATAAAGGTGTATTAGTGTTTATACCAACACGTTGTGCAGTGTCACCCGGTTTGGTAACTTTTAGATATAATAGGTCGTTCTCAAATGCCAGATCAACTCCGTTACGAAGTAAATTCGACTTCAAGAGCGGACCACTAATGCGACCTATAGCCATCTTTGCTCCTCAATACGGGGATCCTGTCCCTCTAGCCAAATTTTCAGCCTTTCGGCTCTTTGCTGGTTAACCACAGTTTGACCCTGTAAAACAATAGTCGCGTTTTACATTAATAGTATTTATCGTTTTTGAGGATTATCCTAGTACAAGGACATACAAATCAAGTAGATCGTTAATAACTTCTTCGGTTACTTGTTGTTCACTTTCGCCTGAACTTCTAATCCAAAAACTACCGTTGTATATTTCTAGATAATCATTTTGTGTATTCCAACGAGTGTGCCCTAATTGAGGATCAATAGGTCGTTGGTCAACAGTGCCATATGGAATTATAAGTCCTGTTGCCATATCAAAACTTACATGGCCGCCGCTGCCTGTAGTTACAAGCGAAAGATTATTATTTGATGTATTTTCAATTATAGTTGCATCAAATTTTAAATTATCAATTATAACAGATCCGTTACCATTTGGTGTAATTGTAACATCTGAATCAATTGTAGTAGGCGTAATTAAATTATTATCAAACAGAATATTGTTTGATGCTAGTCCATTTAATTCCATATTTCCAGAAGATATTCTTCCAGTTTCGATAGCATTAGCCGTGAATACTAAATTTCCAAGAATATTATTAGCATTTATATTTGTTTGCCTGTCTTCACTATACACACCATTAAATGATATATTAGCAGAACTATAACCTTCATATGCATTTAGCTCACTATTATACCGAATATCACTTTCTTCATTCATTCTTTCTAAACTGGTACCTGTTGGTAATATAAAAGAAGGATTACTAGTTATATCTATTTTATTAGTTACTGGCGATAATATTAAGTCACCGTCAATCGTCATTATTTCATTTCCAGAAAATCTTATATTTCCTGTATCAACTTTCTCTCCGTCAATATAGGTAATATTACCGTTAGTATTAATAAATATTGCACTAACATCAGTTAAGTCAACTTGCTCAGTGTCAAAGCTAGTTGTACCGTCATCAAAATTTGCAAAAAATGCATCACCTACTTTAAAAGTTCCTGTTTGATCAGAAGATACATAATATATTTTTCCTAAATTTAATTCAACTACTTCTTGATCTAATAATGCTAAAGTTTTGTCGTTACTAACGTCTTTGCCTGTGCCAATATAAGCAAAGTTATGACCTATTAGATACATTAGTGTATTGGCACCGTCTGCTACTGTGCCGTAGTTACCGTATACGTTAGCCGAACCAATTGATCTTAGTTCTGCACCATACCGAATAGATGTGTCTGGCATTAGTTTACCAGATGCCCCTTGTGTTGCATACAATCCTCTATTAGCAAAGTATGTAAACGAATTAAGCCATTCTACTCTTACACCGTTTGTCATTGTAATACAATCAACACCGGGAGTAATAAATGTACAACTGTGAAATAACATACTTGCTTCTAAACTTGCACTGTCTAATGCTGCGCCGTCAATTAATGCACCTTTGCCAGCATCTGCTGCATTAAACCCTCCAGGATCACTTTCACTAGTAACACTGCCTCTAGTAATTACAGTTACATTTCTAATATATGGTGACCGTGTACTTACTAATCCGTTTGCTGTAAATTGGAATGCATATCCATTATAAAAATCTTTAATTGTAATATTTTGGATAGTAACATCATCTTCTAAATAAAATGCATCATTATTTTGGGTAGATAATGTAGGTTTAATAATAACATTCCTTAAATCTTCGCCAACAATGTCTGTATAGGAAGGAACTGTTAAAGGAAACTCTTCTTCGTAAACTCCTGGATATACGTGTATAACAGTTGGACCAGCTGTGCTTCCATCAACTTGATCAAGGGCATGCTTTATTGTGCGGAATGCACCGTGTTGATGATCACCTACATTTGTATCACTTCCTAATGTGCTTACATAAAAAATATTTCCTTGGCGAGTTTCAAATGTAGTCGTATTACTACCTATTGAGTTTGTTGTTAGGTTTTGTCCGTTAATTAAATTAGTATACAAAACATTCCATTTTTTCAACGGAGTACCTAAAGAATTTGTATCAGTAACATTAGGTAAAATATCACTATTTACATCTGCTTCAAATGTAACATTATCATCGTCACTGTCACCGAATACAATGTTACCGTTAAATGTAATATTTCCAGTTGCATGCAAATTACCAGTTATATTTGTATTTGAAAATATTTCTAATGACCCTGTTGGATTTATTTCTAAATTTGCAGAGTTTTTTGTAAAAATAGCATTATCGTTAATTAATATATCATCTGTAGATAATGTCGAAACTTGAATATTTGAAGCAGCATTTAAATATAAAGGAAATGAATTAGCAGTTATATCTCCTTCTGATATACTAATAGAATTAATATCAGCCTGTGTTGGTAAAATTATGTTAGTGGTACCTATTTGAGTACCTACATGCAATTGTTCGGTTGGATTATCTATATTAATGCCAACATTGCGTCCTAAAGATTCCGGAGTATATGCAGGGTCGCCGTCTCCTGGCCAGTCTGGATCGTTAGCATTAACTCCGGAAGGACTGCCTTGTATTATATCAAAATTTGTACTGTCAAGCTTTAAATATAGTAGATTTGAGTCAAATGCTAAATCTACACCATTCCGTAAAAGATTATCTTTTAATAGTAAACCGCCTATACGACCGTTTTG